AAACAGTAACGAATTATCATATACAACTTTATACTGATCAGGTGTTCCGCTTAGGTCAATATCTACCATGACGATGTCTGTAACTGTAACCCAAAATGCCTCAGCTGTTTCATATGGCATTATACAAGGAAGTGTAGAGTAATTTGCAACCTGAACTGATTCTGCTACAATAGCCTCATCGACTAAACCGAACCAAGAAAGAACGATAGCAGGCGTGAATGGATATGTAATATATCCAGAAGCAATCATAATATCTTCAGAAGCTTTATTGACAACAACACCTTGTGTATCATATGCAGATACATTCCAAAACAATGAACTCAATTCTGACAGAGTGGAAAATCCACCAAGCCAATAATCTGCAACAGACAATTTAATTCCATCAGTATTAGAGATTGCAACAACCGCTCCCATCGGAGCAGTTATTCTGCCTCCAGTTAATTCTCCCTGCTGCCAAACCTTGAACGTAAATCCGTCCCACTGAACAGCCTTTGCAGGCACATCAATATCTTTTATAACAGCAAGCTGTTTGTTCGCAAACCATTTGCGTTTCTTGCTTCTATCTCCGTCAAAGGTTATCATAGCTCAGACTGGCCTTTGAAATTACACCAGAATGGATCATATGGTGGGGATGCAAAATATGGATGTGAGGCATAAAGTGTTATCCCCCACTTGTGTGCCAAATATCCCTCATATTTTTCATAATCCACAATGGTATCACATGATATCTGTTCTCCCAGTAGGCCATAATGAGAATATGATACGTTTCTCCCTATTCGATTCATTGGATATCCAGCAACACCCCCATCAGGGCGTGTACCAAGTTGTATCCCATTCCTACGAACAGTAAGTGCAGTGCCATTCTTTATCGTTGTCACAAGAAAATTCCCAAATGCAGTGCTTGTCCCTAACGATAACGAGGTTGCGCTATAGTTTGCATACATGGAATTGTCCGTACTGACCCAGTAAAATGGATTCAGTCCTGGTCCAACATCGAAACTACCAAGAGGACACGCTGTAACCCCAGCAGATGCCCTGTTAAAAATAGAGAACGTAACGACTTGAGTTGTGCATGTGATTCCTCCACCTGATATTTCGAGCCAATCGCCGCTACAAGACAGCGCGTCAAGACCATTGATAGCAGCAACAGAAAGAGATGGTTTTGTTGTTCCACTTCCTGTCCCATCATGGCTATTTCCACTGAGGTCTGTGACGTTGACAACGAGTGGATCGAGCGTGACCGAATCTCCATCGGACGGATCAATCCACATTGTCATTTCATCTATTGGTGGTGTCCATAAAGGAGGCATAATTACTCCGCCGGAAATCCGATGGAATAAGAATTGATTGGTTGAACTACACCAGATGTCATGTACGCATTAGCGATGATCAAATCCTTACCAACCGTTCCAACAGTTCCTTGCGTCCGCCTCTCAGTTGTGCTCAGAACTCCAGTATCGGTGCTCAATACTCCGCGATAGAACGAGGCATAGCCAGATGCTACATTCGTTCCGGTCCATGTCTCAGCCGCTGCCTTGGAGATTACCCCAGAAGCTGGAGCATCAAATGTTCCACCAGTGCCACCGCCATTCACCGAGACAGTACAGAGCAAAGTCGCCGATCCGATTGCTGCATCAGCCGTTGCTGGGATAAGTGCATCAGCCGCAGCTTGGGAAGTAGCCGAACCATAGATTTTAATCAGATATCCGCTCATGCCAGTCGAGAATGGCCCGGTACCAAGCATGTAATTTCGTAATGCAGTGCTTGTCTTAAAACTCATATTTCACCTCAATCTATAGCGGCGATGATTTCGCCAATTTCAAAAGTTAACGGACTAGCATTACTGATCGACCGTGCAGATGCCAGAGCACCCTTTATTAGACACGTTCCAGCAGTAGCTGCCGTCCATATGCTCGCATGAGTTACAGAGTACGTACCTGCTGCAACTGCCGGGGTATAGACAACTTGAGTTGTACTGGCAGATGTTCCAGTAGTCGCTGCTCCCATTGTTACAGCCTGCCTTATATACGCAGTATCAGATGCTGCTAGAACCTCGTTCGCCGCCCCGGTCTCTCCAGGATCTCCCGTATGCAACCCAACAAACCATGCAGTTGGCCTCGTCGGACTACCTGTGGTAAACATCCAGTTGAGCAATAAATTTTCACCATCATTGGTAAAATCTGACATGATCCCTCCTTATGCGGAAACGAGTGCGAACCCGACCGGCACTCGCAGCGATCCGAGGTTGGCAAGAGTGAACGGACTCGGGAACAGTGCAGCAGATACAAGCAATCCTGTAGTTGAACCTCGTGTCTGTCCAGTCGATATGAATGCTCCTCTAATTGTGGCTGCCCCGGTGAAGTCGAATGAGTTCGGAGAGGCTGAAGTCGTAATCGACCCGGCAACAGGTGCAGGGAGCGTCAACGTCAGTCGGTTAGTGCCACTAGTTGTGTAACTAGTATTCTCTCCACAAGCAGCGATGAACGTTGTCATAGTATCAGTTGCGAGTGGAGTATAGTTATTCTCGAACAGTGACAGATAATAGGTACCATACTGCGCCCCACTTCGAAGAGTTGCATTAAGCATGTATGTGATCATCTCCGCAGGCATGAGATTATGAACTTCTTCCTGCATAATCACCTGTCCATCTGGACCAATAAGTGTAGGAGTATAGATAAACCCAGCTTTAATCATACCATTCATTCTGCTCTCCTTACCAGTTCTGCGGTTATCCACGATGACGCAGCCAGTGTTGAGGTGGTCGGCTGCTGGAGGCTGACGATGAACTGCCGTATTCCATCCTGCTCCCGGATCAATGTTGCCCCGGAAACCGCCGTCTCAACCGCCACATTCGCCTCTTGAACATTCTTACATTCCCCCCCCGGCGCCCCGATGACCAGCCCTCGCTGTGACTGCCAGGCTACGTTGCTGCTGGTCGGCACCCTCCTGCCGGTACCGTAGACCCCACCGTAATCGAACTTCTTGGTAACCGTGAAGCCGTCTTCCGGCGTCCCAGCCCAGAACTCGGTGCGGTCCCCGTAGGCCAGGAACAACCCATCGGCCACCGGCTCCATGATATCGACAACTGCCGGGAACTGAAGGAAGTTGCTACCAAGCCGGAACTGGTCGAACGAATAAGGCTCCGAGTACCAGATCGTACCGAGCGCATCGGCGACGTAGGCCCGCGCGTTATACAGCCTGATGATCCGGCCGGCCGGCGGCGGACTGATGAAGTGCCCGTCGAACACGTTGCTGTTGTCATAGGTACCGGCGGCGATCGTATAAGAACTGCTCGTCGTATCGGCGACATGGAACAACTCATTGCCGTTGGGCATTGACAGATACAGCCGCAGAGCGACAGCCTGAGAATCGACGATATGCGGCAGGTTGCCGAACACGATGCCACAACTGGCCTGGGCATCGATACTGACGATTTCCGAAGGCCCCGACTCGACCCCGGCAGCATCGACCCAGGCACAACAGGCCAGATACCGGCCGGCGCCGTATACCCCGGAGGTTGTCGACAGGGCCGGCGCCGTCGGCGGTGTCACCCCCCACTTGGTCACAGCGGTAGCGGTGATCTTCAACGATATGACACCGTCGCTGAAGTAGACCGTGTCGTTGAAATACTCGTAGGTGAAGGTAGTGCCGACAATGCCGGAGTAGATGACGGTCGCCGGCGAGGAGCCGTTGAACTGCTTCAGCTTCGACCCTTCGATGAAATAACGACCGAGCGGGCAACTGTACCCCCCCTTCGGCGCGATACACGCCAAGGTCTTGGTCATCCCCCCTCGCTGCCTGATCGATCCATCGTTGGCGAAATCGGCGTTGACAGCGTTGCGAACGAAGTTCTCGGGGATGCTGGCCTTCTGTACCAGGTTATTCATGCCTCCACCAAACGGATGCAGGGTAACAACCCCGTTCTCGTACTTCATGTCCTATACGCCGGATCCATGCCTACCCGGGTCTCCTGGTTGTGATACCGTCGCATCTGCCGGATCCCGTCGGAGACATAGTCCTTGTACCACTTCAGATGATCAGTGGCCTTGATTGGGTCCTGGGTCTCGACATCATGGTGGTTGAACGCCTTGTGTGCCGCCCACTGCACACAAGCCAGCTGGAAGCGGGTCGGCAACTCGGGAGCGGCAGGGGGGGCCGTCCCGCCTCCTTCAGGTACCGGCCCGCTTCCAGCCAGGTCGTACCGACTGTAGCGCCAGAGATGCAGCGTGAGAACCACTCCGTTCTCAGCCGCGGTCGGAGTCGGGGTAAGTTTGATGTACCCAGTGGTCTGGTCAGTCTGCCACTGAGCCGGCCGGCCAGCCGTTGTCGCCCCCAGGTCCTCCGGCCATTCGTCATTGATTGCCGTCGAGTCCGGCAGTATTTTCCCCAGCCGGCGTGCCCCGTCCCAGATGTCCAACACCTGTATCGTCCGATCGGGAATGGCGTAAACGGCGGTGCTGGTCTGCAAGGTCAGGGTATAGTTCGTGATGTCCTTGAAATACCCAGTGTCTTCGCAGAACTTGTCCTGCCCCTCGGCGAGATACCGCAGCAATGCGGCCTCTTCCCAGCCAGTCGGCGGCGACACCGATGAAGCGTTGAGCACATGGTACAACTCGGCAAGCATCTCCGCCCTGGTCATGCCTTACACCCTCCGCCAGGGGACAGCCGAGAAGTGTCGAGTGACATCTTCCGACTCCCCGGTGTACTTGTTCTTCTTCTGCTCGACGATGGTCATCTGGCAGCACTCGAGGGTGGTCATAACCTCCCGCGGTACCTCGACAGGAACCCCGCGCTTGATCTGATAGACTTTCCCGTTGACCCCGACGACCTCGTAATTGTTCATGCCGGGAACTTCATCGATCATAATCCGGACCATGTCTTTGCCCTTGGGTTTGGCAGGTTCGGCGGCCGGCTTGGCGCCCTTGCCTTTCACCTTCACAACTACTTCGTCATCTTCCGGTGGTGCAGGCGGGACCGGTGTGTCAGTCAGGCCAAGTTCAAATTCTTCATTTCCAGTCATACATCCCCCTTAAAAGTTTAATTACGGTTGAACTTCACTCACAAGAGAGGGAGTCGCCCCCCTGCTCCTGTAAGTGCCTTTCGACTAGATTACACGCCCCACATCTCGATTAAGAAGACGCCGGAAGCGTAGGTGCCGACCACGCCAGCCGCGCCACAGGTAAGATAAAGATACTTGTTGGCTGCCGCCGGGACAAGGAAGGGCTTGACCAGCCCAAGGGTCCATGCGCCGCCGGCGGTGACCAGTGCGGTCTCAGCGAGATCGCCGACCGCGCCATCATAAGCACCAGTGCCTTCGGTAGCGGCGTAGAGATCAATATCGGTCACACCGGTCGTAGGTGCTTCGAGGCAGGTCATAAACCCTCCGACGATCGTGCCGTTGATGGCGGCCGTTACCTGGCCGATGTGCGACACACCACTGAGCCCGATGATATCGAGATCGGTGGTTGTCGACTTGGTGCCAGTGAGATCGATGAGGATCGTAGTCTTGATCATCCCACCGACTCTTTCCACTGCACTCTCATAGATCGTGCCGGTACCGGCAAAGCCTGCGCCCGGGGCCATGGCGTCCTGGGCTGAGAGGTCGGCGGCATAGTTGAGTTCAGCTACTGTAGCGTTGAGCCCCCCAATGGTCGGCATCCCACTGTTGGATGTTTCCAGATACTCAGTGATGACTCTCTGGGTCTTAACTTCTTGTCTGCTCATAGGTATTCTCCTCCTGGTATTTTTCCCGCCAGGACAGGTAAGTGGGTTAGCGGAGAGCCAGCCAGCGAACTACGTCGGCTGCGGTGTCACAAATGTCAGTACCGAGCGTGAACCCGGGGCCTTTGCCTGACATATCGTAGCACGATACAGCGGAGGCAGCGGCGTCGAATGTCGTCTCCGTAGTAAGGCTGGTGGTCGTGGCGATGGCGGCGACTACGCGGGTCTCGCCGTTGACCATGATCTTGTCCCCAACGACCAGTTCGCCGATAAAATTAGTGCTGGTACCGGTTACCGTGGCGGACCCTGCCGTGACAGCGACGGTGCCTGTGATCGTCGAGCCCGATGCCCTTCCCGCATACAGCGAGATCGACCCGGCAGCGTTGACCGACCACTGGGTATCGGCGTGGTTACCATTGTC